GAGGCGGTATTCGGCCCTGCGGGAATGCAGAAGATCCAGGCTCGAATGGCGCTGGAGACCATCATGGACGGCGCTAGGCGGGCCATGGGCAATTCTACGACTGCCCGGCAGTTGATCGAGGCTGGGTTAGCTGGTGGGGCGCTGAGTGGCTACGCAAGTGGCTGGGACCCCATGGCGACGATCCAGGGGGCTGGAGCTGCGGCTGGCGCTCGGTATGGAGCGGGTAAGCTTCTAGCTACAGAGATGGCGTCTGGAGCCAAGAAGCTGATCGGAAAGGTTGACGCCACAACGGCGAGGACGGTTGCCAAGCTTCTGACCTCAGACAATCCGAACGACTTGGCTCAGGGCCTCAGGATGGCGACCAAAAACAAGAAGATCGCGGACGGCCTAAAGCGGATTGCAAATACGATCGGCCTGACCGGAGCCGTCCCTGGCGGTGAGGGCTCTCGCGCGATTATGCCTCGCCTGCAAGGCCCAGTGCCAGCCAGCGCCGAGGACGAACAGAAAAAACCCTGAGGGGTAGGGGATCAGTAGCCACACCATAGCTAGGGCGACCCGCAATGCCATTCATCAACTCGCTTTATAATCTATGGCCCAATGGGGATCAGAAGATCCCCGGCCTTCGAGACGGCATTGCTGCAAGTGCTACATCTGTGTTCGCAAAGTACGGCATTGATAGTCCTCTGCTGATTGCCCACGTCATGGCTCAGATCAGCCACGAATGCGGAGCCGGGCACGACGTGGTTGAGAACCTGAGTTATAGCGCAAAGCGCATGCATGAGGTATGGCCGACACGGTTTGCATCGGTCGCCGACGCCCTGCCATACGCCAATGACCCAAGGGCACTTGGGAACAAGGTGTATAACGGCCGGATGGGGAACAAGATCGGGTCAAATGACGGCTACACCTATCGGGGGCGCGGCGGATCGCAGACCACAGGTAGGGACGGATACGAGCGGGTCAAGCGGGCGACCGGACTTGATGTCGTGTCCAACCCGGATTTGATCCTCAATCCAGATAACTTCCTGCTGTGCGCGGTCGCTGATTTTGTCGCCTGTGGCTGCCTGCCCTACGCCAAAACGGACGATATTGCGGGAGTCTCGGCCATGCTCAACGTCGGGAAGATTGTCCCCACGTCCAAGATCGTCGGGTTCAAAGAGCGCAAAGAGTGGCTTGAGAAATGGAAGGAAGCCGACCTTACGCTGTCAAAGACAGTATCTAAGTCGCCAGATCCGCCGACACCTAAACCTGTATCTCCAGCGTCTGACCCCAAGGGCTCCGTTATCGGGGCCTTTTTTAATGCCCTCATGATCATGCTTGGAAAGAAAAAGTGACATGGACTATCTCTACATCACGGTGACCGTACCGGGTCTTGTTTGTCTCTACGCGTTTTTCGTCAGACCAATCCTGAGGGGGATGCCAACATTCAAGGAGTTCTACTCCGAAGCCGACACATTCTGGGGCAGGGTTTGGGCCGTCTGCGGCAAGTCCGTTACGATGGCCTGGAGCTACTTCCTGATGTTTGCTGGGGCACTGTTGAACAACCTAGACGGACTGGCGACGCAGTTAGGAGACCCGAACTTCAAGCAACAGGTCGCCGATTTCCTGCACGGCGATCCAAAATACCTAGGTTACTTTGCGATGGTCGTGTCTGCGGTCACGATCGCCTCTCGGCTGCGCTCTCTGACGAAGGCGTGATCCCATGTGGATGGCGATCATAAGCTTCCTCGGAGGCCCGGTCATCAAGGGTCTGATCGATGCCTACCAGGCCAAGCTGAAGGCCGGAAATGTCGATAGCAAGATCGCTGCCGACTTAGCAGCCGGAGAGATCGCGGCTCAGACCGCGGAGGTCCAAGCGCAGACGCAATACCGCATCGCAGCACTTGGATACTGGTACGAGCCCGACAAGATCATGGGCTATCTGGTCGCGCTGCTGCTCGGCAAGATCATCCTGTGGGATATCTGCCTCGGACTGGGCACCACGAACCTGCACGACGGGTGGATGACATCGACGGCGAATACAATTGTCATGTTCTATTTTGGAAAGCGCGGGTTCGAGAACGTCGCTCGGATCATCCGCAAATGACCGACATCAATAACTTTCACAGCATTCTCCCCCAAACGAAGTTTGAATTTTTGACTGACACGGCATCTGTCGCGGCGATCGTAAGCCCATGGTGGATTCCGTGGCTTAAGGAAGCCTCTGAAATAGCGGCCATGGTCCTTCCGATCATGGGCGTCCTCTGGCTTGCAACGCAAATAGGGTGGAAATGGTACAGAGAGCTATCACAAAAAAAGCAGTAGTTGCTTTGCTGTGTTTGTTTTCGTCATGCGCTATGGCTATCGACAACGGGCAATGGGAAGGATCTGACCCGGCAATTCGAAAATGGTATAAAGAGCTGATGCAGCCGGACAACCCTACGGTAAGTTGCTGCGGGGAGGCTGATGCATATTTTGCCGACGAGATCCACGTCAGGGATGGAAAGACATACGTTATCATCAATGACCACAGAGACGACGCAACACTTGGTCGTCCTCATATCGATAGCGGAACGGAAGTAGAAGTACCAAACAACAAGCTAAAATGGGACAGAGGAAACCCCACTGGGCATGGCGTAGTGTTCATTAGTCGTTCTGGCTATGTATTCTGCTACGTGCAACCTGGAGGCACGTGAACTTGCCAGCTCCAACTACGACGGACGATGAATTTATTAGTTTGTTTTCGCAGTACGGAGCTTCCAGATTATCCCAAATACTTGGCGTGCAAGAGCATAACATCTATAAGCGAAGGAAGCGGTTAGAGCGGATCTACGGCCCCGTAGAGGCTCCAAACGCTACGATGGAAAGAAAGGTGTATGTACACCGGCAAGAGATTTCCGTAAAAAACGGAACAGTTCTAGTTGGTAGTGACTTTCACATTTGGCCCGAATCTAACTTTGTTGCATTACGGGCGTTCAAAAAGTTTGCGAAGGACTTGAAGCCGGTCGCCGTAGTTCTCAATGGGGATGTCCTTGATTTTCCTCAGATCAGCAGGCATCCGGCGATAGGGTGGGAAGGCTTTCCTTCCGTGAAGGATGAGATCGAGGCTGCTCAAGATCACTTGCAGGACATCGCAAGCGCGGCTGGGAAAGCGCGAAAAATATGGACTCTTGGAAATCACGACGCGCGTTTCGAATCTAGGCTCGCCATGGTCGCCAAAGAGTACAAGGGCCTAAAAGGCATCCATCTGAGCGACTTCTTTGGCCTCTGGGAAAAGGGATGGTCATGTATGGTTAACCCTGATGTCGAGGGCGGCCGAACCATGATCAAGCATCGCTTTAAAGGTGGGATGGGGGCTCCGAGGGCAAACACCTTGAACTCAGGAATTCACATGGTTACGGGGCATCTGCATAGCCAAAAGGTTATCCCTGTGTCTGACTATCTTGGGGACCGCTACGGCGTCGATACAGGCTGTATCGCAGACAAGGATCACAAAGCATTTGTGGATTACACAGAGGATGCTCCGTTGGATTGGCGGAGTGGATTTTGCGTTTTGACCTACAAAGACGGAAAGCTTTTGTATCCCGAGCTTGTGACAAAATGGTCTGATAATTATGTGCAATTCAGAGGAAATTTGGTAAAGTGCTAAGCGAGGCGACCGCCCTGCGTCAACAGGGCGGCGCCTCTAACCAAGCTAACCTTGTCGGAGGCTAACATGGCTGAGCAGATGCTATTTGATCTTGAAATTAAAACCAAGGTTTGCGGAGCGTGCAAAAAGAAGAAATTTATTTCCGAGTTCAACAAGCATTATGGCAGACCAAGGTCTCTTTGCAAAAAGTGTCATTCAAAAGCGTCTGTCGAGTGGGGGCAGAGCAACAAAGAGCATAGGTCGGCTTACATAAAGGAGTACCACTCCAACAACTGGGACCGCGTTTGTGGGCACAAACGTAAATACGTTGAAAATTTAACTCCGGAAAAGCTTGCCAAGCAAAAAGAACGAATGTCTTGGTGGCATATAAAGCGTAAGTACGGCCTCACTCGCGAAATGTGGGACAAGATGTTTGAGGCCCAAAACAGGGTTTGCGCGCTTTGTCAAAAGCGAACGACTGGGCGCGGCAATGGCCGTCTAGACGTAGACCATTGTCATGAGACAGGGCGCGTACGTGGATTGCTGTGCCGCCATTGTAACACCGCGCTCGGAATTCTTGGCGATACGCCGGATAAAATGGAGCGTGTCATGGATTACCTCAGAGGTCCACCGTGATCGGACGAAGCCATAGATGATCCTTCCGCTTACTCCGGAAGTCCTTGCTGCGGCCTACGACTACCTCTGCGAACTTCCTCCGTTCTCATCGTGGTCCCTTCCTCCTTCCGATGAAGTCAAGTTCAAGGTCGTCAAGAAGTCAGATTGCTACGGGTACTATTGGCGCAAGGACGGGAAGCACAACATTGCGATTTCGAGCAGGCTGGTCGGGAGGCACGAAAGCTTGTTGTCCAGTATGGCCCATGAGCTGATCCACCTTCATCTGACGGAGATCGGAACAACTGGTGACCCTCACGGTCCGGAATTCGTATCGCTGTCTCAGGACATATGTTTGATTCATGGCTTTGACATTCTGAATTTCTGATGCGCAAGTTGCTAGATTGGGAGCGCTACGCAATCGTTGAGGCGATGCGCGGTGGAGAAAAGCGAGAATCCATCTGTGATGAATTCGGGGTGAGCCGCGCGTACCCAAGCATATTGGCCCGTCGCCATGGCGTCCCCCCGAGATCAAGAGGGCGCCCTAAAAGGTTACATCAATCTGAACCCATAGTAGAACCATCCTAACCAGATTTCTTGGGCGGCGCGCTGCTGTCCTTTTCGCTCCGGTCGCGAGGTTCGCGAGCCACGGGGTCGGCAAAGGGACAGTTTCGTCTTGAGCAATACGAACGCCGCAAACGGCTTCCAGTATTTTGGTCGCCTCGAAGGTGGCTCCCCGACTGAGGGCCTGACCACCCGTCTCGTTTCCAGCGCCGATACTGCTGCGATTGGCTACGGCGATCCCGTAACCTCGCTCGGCACCGGATTTGTCACGCTTTCGACCGCCGGCACCACCCAGATCGACGGCATCTTCTACGGCTGCGAGTATCTCGCAACGGCTGTGGGCAAGCGCGTTTGGTCTCCCAATTGGCCCGGCTCTGGCGCTGGCGGGGACGTCAAGGCATTCCTCTGCACTGATCCTCAGGCGATGTTCCTTGTCCAGTCGGACAACACGGCGATCGTGTTCGCGGACATCAACGCCAACATCAACTTCGTTGCGGGCACCCCAAGCACCGTGACCGGCTTCGCGGCTTCTTCGGTCGGTCAGTCCACCATCGCGACGACCAACACGCTGCCGTTCCGCATCGTTGGTCTGTACTCCGACTTTGCCGCTCCCGGCACTGACGGCACCGACAACACGTCGGCCTACAACCGCGTGATCGTCTCAGCCAACAACTGGGATCGCAAGTCCCTCACTGGCATCGTCTAAGGAGGGATTTGAACCATGCCCGTCGCACTTTCCAGTATCCGCAATCTGCTCTTGCCGGGCCTCTGGGCTGTCACCGGCAAGTACGATCAGCTTCCGGCTGTCCGCAAGCAGATTTTCAAAGAGCGCAAGTCGAACATGGCGCTCGAACAGTCCACCAGCATGCGCTACATCGCGCAGGCGTTCGTCAAGCAGGAAGGCGCTCCGACCCAGGCCGACAACGCCTCGGGCCAGCGCTTCACCTACAACCAGACGCACAACGAGCTGGCGGTCCTGTTCGCGATCACACGCAAGGCCATCGATGACAACCTCTACAAGACCGAATTCGGTCCGGCTGTCATGGGGCTGAACGAGGCGTTTGATCGTACCAATGAAGCGTTTGCGGCCGACGTGTTCAACAACGCGACGACCTACAACAACGCGATCGGCGGTGACGGCAAGGCGCTTCTGGACACTGCGCATCCGGTTGACGGCGGCACGTTCTCGAACCTCGCCTCTCCTGCGGCGTCGCTGAACGAGACTTCGCTGCTCAATGCGCAGGTTGCGATCAACGCGAACTTCCGCGACAACGCCAACCAGCGCATGAACGCGAAGCCTCGCCGGCTGATCATTCCGCCGCAGCTTGAGCCGACCGCGATTCGTCTGCTCAAGACTGAGCTTCGCCCGGGTACGGCCCAGAACGATGTCAACGCGATCCTGTCAACGCAGGGCGGTATTCCGGACGGTTATCTGGTCTGGAACTACCTGACCTCGCAGTTCGC